ATTAAATATATTGCAGCAAATTATACAAAATTAATTTTATATCCAAAATTGAATTAATTTTTTTGATAATTCAAATTATTGATATATTTATATGTAAAATAAATTGACATGATTGAAAATTTGGATAACTACTTAAAATCAACAACACAACAAACATTGGATGATGGTTCAAAAGAAGTTTGTGACTTAATTACAGGAGAATGCTATGTTGTTAAGAAGAAAGATGGTTTAATAGAAAGAACTGAAACTAAAACAGTAAATAGACAGGTTAAGGTTAAAACTCATGGGGGTATAAAAGAATTGTTAAATGATTAATAAAATGAAAATAGATCAGAAAATATTAAATGAAATTAATAGATACCACAATATAAATAGGTATATTACAGAGCAAGATGCACCACCACTTCCACCACCACCTTTAGGTGATCCTATGTCAGACCCCAATGCTGCACCAATGCCTAATGCACCTATGACACCCCCAGGTGAAGTTTCTCCAATACCTCCAGGTGGTGGTGAAGACCCTTTAAGTGCAGCAAATCCCCAACCAATAGATGTTGAAAATGATGATGATGTTACAGTTATTGATGATGAGGGTGATAGCAAAGAAGGTGATGAAGATTCAGAAGAATTGGATATTACAGACTTGGTTTCAAGCCAAAAGAATATGGAAACAAAGCAGAATGAATATTTTGATAATTTGTTTGCCCAGATTGATAAGTTGGAACAGAAGTTGGCAACAATGGATGGCATTTTTGATAAATTAAATGCAATAGATTCCAAGGTTGAGAAATATAGAGAAAAAACTCCGGAGGAAAAACTTGAATTAAGAACATATGATTCTTATCCTTTTAATCAAAAGTTATCCCAATTTTTTGATGACAAGCAAGTTGAAATGGAAAAGAGTGGAAAAAATGATTATGTTTTGACATCTGATGATGTTACAAATATTAATCCAAATGAGATTAAAGATACTTTTTTCCCAACAGATGATGAAGGTGAAGATGATGGTTATAGCAATAATCAAGGGTATAAAAATAGATTTTAAGTAATTAATATTTTTTTTAGAAAAAGGGGGTAATACCCCTTTTTTTTTCAGTAAAACTCACCTATCATTGTAGAGTTAAAACATTGTAAACAAAAACTATATAATATGTCGAATTTAGATGCTATAATGGCACAGTATGAAAAAAACCAAAAAGGGGATTCCCAAAAATTATCACAGGAAGACAGAATGAAACGTTATTTTACATTATTGTTAAATGACAAAGAAAGTACAGGGCAAAGAAGGATTAGAATTTTACCTACAACAGATGGTTCATCTGTGTTTAAGGAAGCATGGTTTCATGAGTTACAAGTTGGTGGTTACTACCAAAAGATTTATGACCCAGCAGGAAATGACAATGAGGCATCCCCATTGACTGATGTGTATAATGCACTTAAAGCAACAAAGAGAAAAGATGATGACGAATTGGCAAAAGATTATAAAGCCAAGTTATTCTATGTTGTTAAGGTAATTGACCGCGACAATGAGCAAGATGGTCCAAAGTATTGGAGGTTCAAGCACAATTACAAGAAAGATGGTATTCTTGATAAGATTATTCCAATCTTTAGAAACAAAGGGGATATATCTGATATGGATGCAGGTAGAGATTTGATTATTGAATTAGTTAAATCAAAAAGTCCTAAAGGTAAAGAATATACAAGTGTTTCAACAATTATGTATGATGATCCAACACCATTATCAGCAGATGAAAATCTTGCAAAGAAATGGGCAAATGATGAATCAACATGGAGAGATGTTTATAGCAGAAAACCATTAGAATATCTTGAAGCAATTTCAAGAGGGGAATCCCCAAGATGGGATGAGTCCCAAGGCAAATACGTCTATCTAAATAGTTCTAATGATGAAACATCATTTGGTGGTTCAGTTGTTGCAAAAAACGCAACAACTCAGCAAACAAGTGTTATTGTTGAAGAGGAGTATAGTGATGATGAATTACCATTTTAATTAATCTAAAAGAGATTTTTTGCAAAAAGTACCATAAAACAATACTTTGTGCAAAAAATCTCTCTTTTAAAATCAAAAAAATATATGGCAGGAATAAAGAAAAAGGCAGCCTCAACAAGTGTTGATGCTATCAAGGAGAAGTTTTCAACAAAAACAAAGTATAAACCAGAGGATTATTATTCATGTGGTGATGCTTTTTACAATGCTTGTGGTGTTCCTGGTCCGGTAATGGGTGGTATTAGTATGTTCTTGGGACATTCCAATACAAGTAAGACAACAGCAATGATATTGGCAGCAGCCGACGCACAAAAGAAAGGTCATTTACCTATTTTCATTATCACTGAAAAGAAGTGGAATTGGGCACATGCTGTTGAATTGGGATTAAATGCTGAACTTAATGATGAGGGTGAATGGGATGGAGATTTTGTCTTTAATGATTCATTTGATTATATTGAACAGATGACAGATTTCATTAATGAGATTTTGGATGCTCAAGAAAAGGGTGATTTGCCATATTCTGTTCTATTCTTAATTGATAGCATTGGATCAATACCTTGCAAGATGACTTATGATGGTAAGGGTGGTAAGATGCATAATGCGGCTGTTCTTGCTGACAAAATTGGAATGGGCATTCATTCAAGGATTTCAAAATCAAAGAAAGAGGATTACCCCTACCATAACACAATGGTTGTTATTAATCAACCTTGGGTGGAGTTACCAGATTCACCATTTGGACAACCAACAATCAAAGCAAAAGGTGGTGAGGCATTGTGGTTGGCATCTTCATTAATATTCTTATTTGGAAATCAGAAGAATGCTGGTATTAACCATATAACAGCAACAAAGAATGGTAGGACTGTTTCCTATGCAATTAGGACAAAAGTATCCATATTGAAGAACCATGTCACTGGTATAGCATATAAAGATGGAAAGATATTGGCAGTTCCCCAAGGTTATTTGCCTGACACAAAAGAATCCATTGAGAAATATAAGAAAGAATATTCTCAATATTGGAATGGTATTTTATCTGGAGATGGGGATATTACTTTTTCTGAAAAGGAAGAAGAGGATGTAATAGTTTTTGAATAATATGAAGAAAACCCTACTAATAGATGGAAACAATTTATTTACAATTGGTTTTCATGGCGTTCGTGAATTTTATTCAGAAGGCAAACATATTGGTGGGGTTTTCCATTTTCTAAATACAATTAGACTATTTCTTGAGAAACATAATCATGATAAAGTTGTTGTATTTTGGGATGGGAATGACAACTCACTAATAAGAAAAAACATATATCCAAGGTATAAGGAAAACCGTAGAATTTCTTTGGATGATTATAAGTATGAGTCTTATCTATACCAAAGGGAGAGGGTTAAGGATTATCTTGAAGAAGTTTTTGTAAGGCAATGTGTTGTGGAACAAAATGAGGCTGATGATTTGATTGCCCATTATACTCATATTGCAAAGGATGAGAATATGATTATTTTTTCTGGGGACAAGGATTTGACCCAATTGATAACAGATAATGTAACCTTATATTCCCCTGTGGCAAAAACATATTCCAAAAAAGGGGATTTAATTCATTTCAAAAACATTGATATTCCGCATAATAATGTTTATGTTTATAAAGTATTGATTGGTGATATATCTGATAACATCTATGGCATCACAAATTTTGGTGAGAAGAAGTTAAAGATATTTTTTCCTAATTTTGATAAGAGAGATTATACCTTACAAGAGGTTTTAGATGAAGCAAAAATATTGTTTGAGCAAAACAAGAGCAAGACATTGAGTAATCTAATATCTGGAATTAGCAAATCTGGTTTGGTTGGGGATGAGTTTTTTGAGAAGACAGGAAAAATAATTGATTTAAGAAATCCATTAATCACAGATGAAGGTAGGACAAAAGTCTATGAAATTTATAGTGAGAAATTGGATCCAACTGACAGGAGTTATACAAACTTATTAAAGTTAATGAGAGATGATGGGTTCTTTAAGTTTTTGCCAAAAAGAGATGATGCTTGGGTTGACTTTGTTAAGCCATTTATGAAATTAAGTAGAAAAGAGAAAAAAATTTAACAACAAAAAAAAGTATTATGAGACAGAGTGATGTAACAAAGGTTGAATTCTTATTAACATTGAACAGCAACATTATTGTTCAGAGATTTTTAAACATTAAGGGTATTAATCCGGATGCCAAGGATTCTTGTGAACTTTATGAGTTTGTCAAGTATTTTTCAGAAGATTTGACCCAGTATTTGAAAATGAAATCAATTGGATATCTTATGGAGAATAAGGATAGTATTTTGTATGACCCCACAATTATGGAAACATCATCCACAGATGAGCCTGAATTGTTTAATATTTATGTTAAGATTGGCGATCAGGTTGTGTCCCATAGAATTGTTGATGGAAAACAATATCCACCAAAGGTTAGATATACTGTTGATATTCGCCACTTCATTAAATATTCATTAAAGGATTTGACAAATATCCTAATCAACCAAAACTTAACACATGAGTATTTAGAGAAAAATTTATTATCTAACCATTAATCTTTATTTTTATGTCAAAGAATTTTGATTACCTGGGTCAGACATTCCAGTTGCAATTAATTAATCAGATTATTTTAGATAAGGAATTTGCAAGAGCCATATTAGATTTTATTAAAATATCTTATTTTGAGAATAAGTATTTTAAGTTAATCATACAAATGATTAAGGAGTATCATAAGAAATATGATGCTGCCCCAAACTTTGAAACACTAAATATGATTGCCAAATCTGAAATATCACAAGAATTGGCATTAAAGATTGTTATTGATACTATTGCAAAAGTAAGTTCAGCACCATTAGATGGTGTTGAGCTTGTCCAAGAAAAAGCACTTAAATTCTGCAAACAAGAAGAAGTTAAGATTGTTTTGGAGAAAGCACAAAAGGTTATTAATGAAGGTGATTTTGAATCTTATGATCAACTTGAGGAGTTATTAAGATATGCCTTGCAAGTTGGGGTTAAGGAATCAAATGGTTTTGAGGTCTTTAATGATTTGGTGGGTGTGTTGGATGAGGATTATAGACACCCCATACCAATGGGCGT